AAAAACGATTTTAAAGCAATTCGATTACCTTGGAATTTACATCCTGAAAGAAATGAGCAGTGGGAACAAACCGAAAGAGCAAATATGTCACCACGTGAATTTGCTCAAGAATATGACTGTGACTTTTTAGGATCAGGTAATTCAGTTGTTGAACCCGACTTATTATCATTTTATGAACAAACGTACATCCAGGAACCTATCGAACGCCGCTTTATGGGTGGCGACTTTTGGATATTTCAGTATCCTGACTATACTAAGTCTTATGTTGTTAGTGCTGACGTTGCTCGCGGTGATGGTTCAGACTACTCTGCGTTTCATGTTATTGATGTTACAACGTGCGAACAAGTGGCTGAGTATAAATCGCAAATCGACACTAGAACCTTTGGCAATATGCTTGTTTCTGTTGCTACTGAATATAATAATGCTTTGCTTGTGGTTGAAAATGCAAACGTGGGTTGGGATGTAGTTAATACTATAATTGAAAAACAATATCCTAAATTATATTATTCACCTCGTGCATATGGTGAAATGCAAATAGATAAGTGGATGGCTAAAATGGAATCTGATCAAACGGTTCCTGGTTTTACTACATCAACTAAAACAAGACCTCTTGTTATTTCCAAAATGGAGTCGTACATTCGAGAGAAGGCCTTTATATTTCACTCTAAGCGTTTGTTAGAAGAATTACGTGTGTTTATTTGGCAAAATGGTAAAGCACAAGCGCAAGTGGGATATAATGATGACTTAGTAATGGCATTAGGTATTGGATTGTTTACTAGAGATACAGCAATGCGTTTCTATGAACAAGGAATGGATTTAAATAGAGCAATGATATCTAACATAACTAAAACAGGACATAGTACTGCTCCTACCTTACCTAGTGGTGTTCGAAACCCTTATATGATAAATGATGGGCGTGGTGGGTTTGAAGATGTGTCATGGATATTAGGGTAATAAATATTTATTGGTATAATTAAAACAAAATAATGGCAGATCAAAAACCAGGTTTGTTTACTAGGCTAACGCGTCTGTTTTCAACCGATGTTATCATCCGCAATGTGGGTGGTAATCAATTAAAGGTGGTAGACGTAGACAATATGCAAGCCTATGGTAACGTAAAAACAAACGCCCTCATAGATAGATTCACTAAACTTCATCGCTATGGCGCTAATATGCCATATAACCCAACGATGAATTACCAAACACTTCGTATTCAGTTGTATACTGATTATGAGGCAATGGATACAGAATCAATCATATCTTCAGCACTTGATATTATCGCTGATGAATCTACTTTAAAAAATGAATCGGCAGAGGTATTACAAATTAGAAGTGCTGACGAAAATATTCAACGCATTCTTTATAATTTATTTTATGATGTTTTAAACATCGAATTTAACTTATGGATGTGGATTAGAAATATGTGTAAATACGGTGATTGGTATTTGCATATGGAAATTGCTGAGAAATTTGGTGTATACAATGTAACACCATTATCAGTATACGACATGGTTCGCGAAGAGGGTATGGATCCTCAAAATCCATCTTATGTGTGTTTCCGTATTGATCCAATGGTAATCGCTGCTGGCGGTATTGTATCACGTGTTAAAGATAGGGATGGTAAGATTAAATTTGAAAACTACGAAATAGCTCACTTTAGACTATTAACTGATGCTAACTATTTACCTTATGGTAGATCGTATATTGAGCCTGCTCGTAAAACTTATAAGCAGTATGTGTTGATGAAGGATGCAATGTTATTGCATCGTATCACACGTGCCCCAGAAAAACGTGTATTCAGTGTAAACGTTGGTAACATTCCTCCACATGAGGTAGATGCATACATGCAGAAGGTGATGCAGAAAATGAAAAAAACACCTTACATTGATCAAAATACTGGTGAATATAATTTACGTTATAACTTAATGAACATGATGGAGGATTTTTATCTTCCAACTCGTGGTAATGATTCAGCAACTAAGATTGATACTATTAAGGGTCTTGAGTATAACGCTATTGAAGACGTAGTATTCCTACGTGATGAAATGTTAGCTGCCCTTAAGGTACCTAAAGCGTTCTTTGGATTTGAAAAAGATTTACAAGGTAAAGCTACATTAGCTGCTGAAGATATTCGCTTTGCTCGCACAGTTGAGCGTATTCAACGTATTGCTTTATCTGAATTATATAAAATTGCATTAGTACATTTATATACTCAAGGATATGATGGTGAGGCATTAACTAACTTTGAATTATCATTAACTACTCCATCTATTGTTTATGAACAAGAGAAAGTAGCATTATGGAAGGAAAAAGTTGATTTAGCCAAATCAATCCAGGATACTAACTTAATGCCTTCAGATTGGATTTACCACAATGTATTCCAATTTAGCGAAGATCAATACGATGAATATCGTGATTTAGTACTTGAGGATAAAAAGCGTGTATTCCGTTTAGCCCAAATTGAAAATGAAGGTAATGACCCAGCTAAAACTGGTAAATCATACGGTACTCCACATGATTTAGCTTCATTATATGGCAAAGGTAGAACAGGAATGGATAAAGACGGCCCTGTACCTCCGGGATACGATGAAAAACGTGATGTAGGTCGTCCTAAAGAAAGATCCTCTATCGTTAATACACAAAAAGACCCATTAGGTAAAGATAGATTAGGTGCTGGTGAAAATGGTACACTATATACCGCTAATCAACCTGAGGAAGGTAGTGGCACTCCTAAGGCAATGTTTGAGTATCAACGTAATAAAAAGTTATTTGAAGGATTTAATATAGCTCGCAAAGAGCTCGTGGTAGGACCTGATCAAGAACCATCACTGTTAGACGAGAAAAACATCAAGGATATACAGTAAATACATATTTATAGATAGTGCATACTATTAATTATGAAAATTAAGCATAGCAAATTTAAAAATACTGGTATCCTATTCGAGCTATTGGTTCGTCAGATTGCATCTGATACTGTATCTAATAAAGATTCTGCCGCTATCGGATTGGTTAGAAAATATTTTGGCAAATCCGAATTAGCTAAAGAATATAAGTTATATCAAGCATTAATTCAACCTAAATCATTAAGTGAAGCTAAAGCCGAAACGTTTATCAACGCAACGCTTGAGGCTTCTTTGCGTTTAAACAAAACAGCTTTACGTAAAGAAAAGTATAACTTAATTAAGGATATTCGTGAGCATTATGATTTAGAGGAATTTTTTAAGGCTAAAATTAATAACTATAAGCAGCATGCTGCTGTATATAATTTAATTGAGTCACACAATTCACTTGAATTTACTGAACCACAGCAAATCATTGATAATAAAATTACATTACTTGAACACATCACTCGTAAAGAGGTAAATAAAGAAGGTGTTAAAGACCGTGTAATGGAAGAGTTTGCTAATATGGATAAAGGTTCTCGTATACTTGCTTATCGCATGTTGTTAGAGAAATTCAATAGCAAATATGCTACTTTATCTGATCGTCAAAAACTTACATTAAAAGAATTTATTAACAATATCACTAATACAACTAAATTACGTGAATTTGTTAATAATAACTTTAAAGCTATTACTGAGGAAATTACTACATTAATTCCTACAGTAGCTGATAAAACCACTCAAATTAAATTAGCTGAAGTAGTTAATTTGTTACAGCCTTTAGATAAAACACAAAGTGTAAAGGATGAAAATATTGTTTCTCTTTTACAGTATTATCAATTAATTGACGAATTAAAGGCTGTTAAATAATGGACTTAAAAAAATATATAGAAGAATTAGTACGTAAAGAGCTAGAAGAAATGTCTGGAACTAGTGGTGGAGAGGCTTATGCTACACCTTATGCTTTTTCTAGAAAAGGACAAGGTGCTAATTTAGCTACCAAAAATGCTGAAAAATCCGGTTGGAAATTAGCTAAAAAACCAACCACATCTAAAGTTGTTGATTATAAAAAAATATTTGAAGTGAAAAAATTACAAGATATTATTAAAGAAGAGTTACTTAATGAAGTAACTTACCATAAATTTAAATCTGAAGTTAAATTCAGAACTAAATCTGAACAATTG